GAAACGCCAGGTCCTTTCTGCGTCCACGGTAAAGCGGAAGTAAAATAGTCATGACGCTTACCACGAGGCGGACAGGCGAGGCCAGGAACGATGTCAGTACCAGTTTTAAACACCCAAGCAGGCTGTTCGGAAGATCGGGCAGAGTTCAAAACTTCATTGGTATCGCCTTTCTGAATCTTGACGGATTTCTGGAGGTTTTCGTCTCTAAACCATTCATTCCAAATAAGGTAAACACCACGAAATGGAAGAGCGCTAATACCAGATATATTACCAGACGTATTCACGGGTAAGCCGAAATAGTCCCAAAGAGAGCCTATATAAGAATTATCAGAGTTACCAGTAGCAGTAACAGTAGGGATAACATAATCAGTGCTATCATCAGGGTCTTCCTGCTCAAAGCAGAAATTCTGCCAGTGTTCCCAAACGAGCCGGTTTGGTACGAAGAAGAAAAACCAATCCAAATAAATATTATCCATGATAGGCTTAATAGGAGTAGCCAAGCGAGCGAAATAATTAACAGACATACGAGTAGTATCGCCAGGCAAAACCTCATCAACAAATACAGGTATAAGCTTACCTGAATCAAACGTTGTCTTATAAACGTGAGAACGGTCGAATTTAGTCCTTTTCATGTACATTGCAGGAGCATCGCTGAAGCGATGTCCTCGAACTCTTATTTTTTTTCGAGCCAAAATTTCACCTTCTTTGAAGTGTAAACCTAATAATAATTAACCTAAAGTAAAATATTATTAGGTTGTAGATTATTTTTGCGTCACCTACGCCAGTTACATCAAGTAAGTAATTGGCTTCGGTGACGCCTATTTTTGTGTTTCTTCATTATTTTGTTCTAAAGTGTTACTTTTTTCTTGTGTTTGTTTACTACTTACGGACTGTTGTGGTTCATCAAAGGTATATTTGCTAACATACAGACCTTGTTGTTGAAGATATTCGAGCGTTGCAGGATCATTCAATCGATCGATGAAATTCATAGGATCGTGACCGAATTTAGCTCGAACGTAAGCGGGTAAACTATAGAATTCTTCACGAACTCCAGACACAAGCTCAAGAGCTGTACTGTAGTCACCGGGAAGCGTTGCATCTCCGAACTGCAGATAAACGTATTGCGAACTATCGCCGAGGTCAAGAGTCATGATACCTTTCTGACCGTCTGAATACTTATTTACGATGTAATTGATATCAGTTTCATCTTTCTCATCCTGAACCGTAAGAGAGGGCATGGTAAACTCAATACCGCAATGATCATGTTCTTCTACAGGATCATAAGCTGTCTTAAATTTCATAGTTTCACCTCCTTTCGCAGGCGCCTAGACGCGGCGGGCGTGGCGTACAAAAAAAGGGCGATCTCTGTGAGATCGTCCTTTTTCTGATACGCTCTTTATTAGATTATCATTTAGTAGAATCATTGTCAACAGTCTGCACATATTCTATGGCGCGACCAACCAAGACAGGAACGTGGGACTCGTCACAATTCTCAACGTAATAGCGACCGTCGCTGTCACCGAGATTGCCAACATAATAAAGAGAAAAGTCTTCAGGATACTTTTTAATAAGCATTTTATCATCGTTAACTATACCTTCAAAAGCTCGCAGAGCAAGCATATCATTGTGGTAAACCTGCGGGGGACTGAACTGTTCAGCCTTGGAATCATAAATGGAATAAAGTCTCAGCGGAACCATCTCCTTTTCTAAATGCAACTAAATACCTACGAATCATAAGATAAAGCGTAGCTGATATAACAAAATAGTCATTATCAATACGAATAACCCTAGATTCATCAGACTTAAGACGGTAAGCGGCATATTTACTACCACGAAAAGAGTAATTAAAAGAAATATCACGCTTACGACAGAAACTTTTAATAGCTTCAAGTTCACTAATAAGTATCACATCCTTTCTGACTTAATGATAACACAGTCACAATACCTTGTCAAGCTTTCTACCAAGAAAATGCTTATACTTACCTTCCTGAACGCGACAACGGTCAATCAAACGCTCAAAAGTATTGTTCTCCAAGTTATGAAGCATCTTCTCAATGCGATTATTACGAATGTATTCCATCCAGTGAGGATGCGTTTCGTCAAATTTTTTGTCGTAATAACGAGGAGGACGCATCTTTTTGCCGTTGATAATAATATAATCATTGGCGTAGCATTCTTCACCATGATCCTCAAGCCATTTAGCGCCTATACCGGGACGATTGGAAGCAACCATAAATTCAGGAATACGACCTTTATAGTGAGAAGGAGCATCTTTACCTGTCTGCTTTTTAACTATATAGCGAGCGACATAGGCAGCAGAATCAAAGCTAAACTCACCAATAAGATGCATACCGTATTTCCATACTTTGGCAAAACGAGAAGAAGTATAAGTATTGTAAGCGTCTGTACGGAACCGAAAAATTTTGTCATCAAAATCAATATTAAACAAAATGTAATGATAATGGGGACGAGCATGAAGTTCACCATATTCACCACAGCCAAGAAAGCGAATGCCGCTGCCATACTCACGACGAAGGTTCTTCATAAATGTCTGATGAAATTTCTTGCTTAAACTTTTATCACATGGCAAATGATAATCGTCAAAAGTGCAAGTAACGAAATAAGCAGAAGACGAAGAACGGGCTTCGTGAACAGCACGGACAGCCCACTGTCTACTATTTTCGAGACGACAACCGATGCATTGTTTACAAGAACAACGAATGAAACGGCTATCGCTAGCAAGCTCAGGGTGAGAGGCAAGGCTACCGTAAAAACTATAATGTTGTTTTCCATTTTTCGTAATCGCTCCTTCGACTGGGTACATAAGAATAGGATTATAACAAACCATATTAATCACCTGTACCGATTGTATCAGGATTAAGTCAGAATGTCAAATCCTAAATCCACCTCGTCCTACTCTTTTAAAATTTCTACGACGAGATCTGGAGGTACGCCGAAAAAGACGGCGAGAACCTCGTTTAGATAAGCGACGTCGCCTCATTTAGCATCCCTCCAAGAACCGAAAAAACGGCTAGTTTTTTTAGAATCATTCTTATTAGCAACTGGCTCAACAAGTTGCGCAACATCAGATTGAAAGTCCGAGGCTATTTTTTTAGCGGTAACAGTGTTAGAGGAAGATTTGCCTTTGAGAGCTTCGATTAGATCTACAATTTCTTGAATAAAAGGGACGACAACAGTAACAATAAAAGTCAGAATCATAGTAGTTTTATTAGCCATATAATTATCTCCTTCCAAAATAACGGCCTCCGAGAAAGCCTATAACATTTTTGACAGTAGAACCAACACCACTAGCGACAGACCTAGGAGCACCTGTAAGACTTTCAATATTTTTATAGAAATCACGTTCCATACCTGCCATTTCAGTTTGAATATTATCAAAAGCGGCGGCAGAATTAGCACGATTAGCAGAAGCAATGTTGTTCAAAACACCAGAGCTGAGGTAAGAACCCTGAAGACGAAGGTTTTCAAGCTCCAAATTCATCTTTTCAAGCTCATAACCAAGACGTTTTTCATAAGTCTGCTCGCGAAGATTCAAATCATTTGCAAGAATACCATTCTGAAGAACTGTACCATGGGTGCTCTGACGCACAGAATCGGCTTCTGCGACGTTTTTTTCAATTTGAGATACTGCAAGATGCTCGGCATTCTTAGCCTGCCTTTCAGCGGCACTAGCGGCTTTGGCAGAGTTCATGGTAGAACCTATATCACTCATACCTACAGAAGCAGCCGAAGCTCCAGATATAGAACCGCCTATACCATTAGTTGCGGCAAGAATAGGATTAAGTCCAGCCTTGCGCATATCTTCTACAGCCCATTGATAACGATGTTTATAGTTTTCAACGTTCCACGCGTTAGCCTGTGCGGCATTAGCGGAATTATAATGATTCTGAACAGCAGATCCAAAAACAGAACCAGCTACGCTGCCTAAAGTATCAGAAAGCCATGACATAAAACCAACTCCTTCTAGAAGTGATCAACAAGGCCGGGCGTACCAAACATAGGCATAGGACGCACAGTAGTGTAACGGAAGCCTACGTCAATCAAGAACTCAGGCTCACTGGGAACAGCGATAATACGATCAATAGGTGGATTTTCAATAATAAACTCTTCGTTGAGAGTCGGGGCATTATTAAAGAACTGGGACAAATGCCACTTATCCAAAGAACCATTAACTACAGAGCTACGGAACTTACCTGTAATCTGCGAAGGTTTATAGCGATATTCGGCATAGCGTTCCTGATAGCCAAAAACAGTAGTATCAGCTTCAGAGCCTTGAGCGTAGATCTCACGAAGCTCAATGGCCTGTTCACCGAGATGCGCAAATGTAGGCCAATAAAAATCATAAACCGTAGAGCGAAGCCACATCTTGTTAATACCCTGCTGATAGGTTAAGTCAGCACGAGCGCAAACAAAGCCTATAATATAGCCGTGTTCAACAAAAGATTTGGTAAAGCCATGGAATTTAGCAGCAGTAACACCATAAGCAGAAAGGTTACCTTGCGGAGAGGTGCTGTCGGTTGCAGAAGTCTGAGCTATTGGATTTACGTTTACCATTTTAGTGAAAGAGCCGAGGAACTCAGGACGTTGAAGACGAGCGTCCGGAGAAACTACGCCAAAGAAAGAGCGAAGCACTTCTGTATACCGACTACCACCACGGGCAAGGCGTTCATAGAACTTCTGCATCTGAAAGGCCGTACGCAAGCTATTAATAGTAAAAATACTAGAAGTATCCAAATCGACATAAGAATCATTACCCAAGTAGGTATTAGCAGATTGAGCAGACAAAGTAATGTTATCAGAATAATTGCCAGCAAAACCGCCTACGGTGCTATAATCAGTACTACCATGGCGACCAAACGAAATAGATCCATTACCTTGCGCAACTCTACGGCCGCCTGAAGAAGAGGCATCACCACCATAAGCAGAAACAGCGGCGAGCTGATTCTCGTTGCTATGGAGAAGAAAACCAGAACCGGGCGAAGGGTCAACTATAGAAGCGGTACCAGCAAGACCTACAGAAACGCCAGGTCCTTTCTGCGTCCACGGTAAAGCGGAAGTAAAATAGTCATGAC